ACTCCATACATATTGATGTTGCGTTCTTCTTGAGCAGTTGTTTGTGTTGCGTTTGTCATTTTGTTTCCTTTGTGTTGTTGGCCGTTTGGCGTGATGGGCAAGAACCTATTTCCCTGCCCATGACCAGAATTCTATCTGTTTGCTAGACCTTGTCAAGCGGTTTGCTAGATTATTTTCATACTTTAAACCCTAATAGGGTTTGCCCTATGAGCCCAGAGTTATAGCGATCTGCTAGACTCCTTGGCTTATGAACACACAAATTACCCCAGATGAGCGCCGACAACTGGCAGAAAAAGTTGGCATGAATGAGCAGTACCTGTACCAATGCTTGACCGGCAGGCGTGAAATGTCTGCTTGGGAGGCGGTACGGATTGAGCAAGAGACTCAAGGGAGAGTTAGCCGCAAGATGGTGTGCCAGGGCAGTTGGAAGGCCATATGGCCAGAGCTGTTGGAGGCACAGGCATGAGCAGTCTATCAAGCATATTCCCCAACGGTTTTGCAGCTGCCACGGCGTCAACTGACCTGGTCGATCCAGTGGAGAGCTTTCGCAGGCATTGTGAGGCCAGTGGGTTGACCATCAAAGAATTGATTGCTGATGGTGAGATTCATAGGGTGCCTCATGTGTCGTCAAAGAAGGGTGCACTGGATGGTTGGTACATCTTGCACACTACCGGCAAGATCCCTGTGGGGGTCTGTGGTTGCTGGAAGGAGCCAAGCTTTGAGGCCAAGTGGGTGGCAGACACTGGCAGGTCGATGAGCTTTACCGAGAGGCTTGAGCATGACAAGTGGGTGGCTGAGTTCAGGGCCAAGCGAGAGGCTGAGAGGTTGGCGTCCCAAGCGCAGGCAGCAGACAGGGCTGAAGAAGAGGTATCGACCTACACAGATGCCAGCGCAGACCATCCATACTTGGTCAGGAAGCGCATTGAGGCTCATGGGGTGAAGATTGACAGGGCAGGCAGGTTGGTGGTGCCGGTGATTGATCAGGCTGGAGAAATCCTTTCATACCAAACCATTGATGCTGATGGCAACAAACGGTTCTTGAAGGGTGGCAAGATTGAGGGTGGCTTTTATGAGCTGCGCGGTAACCGTAAGGTGATCTTTATCGGTGAGGGCTTTGCCACTTGCGCCAGTATCCATGAGGCTACTGGGTATACAACTCTGGTGGCGTTTGACTGTGGCAACTTGGCCAAGGTGGCCAAGGCGGCAAAGGAGATGTTCCCAGGCAGCCGGATCGTGATTGGCGCAGACAATGACCAGTTCACGGAAGGCAACCCAGGGGTGGCCAAGGGTAAGGCTGCAGCTGCATTGGTGTTTGGTGAGATTGTTTACCCCAACTTTTCGGAGTCTGACTTGCCTAACAAACCAACAGACTTCAACGACCTACATGTGCTGCAGGGTTTGGATGCGGTAAAGGAGCAGATTGAGCGCGTAGCAGGGCCGGTGAAGGACAAGCTGGCCTTTGAGTTCACCAGAGCAGACAACCTGCAGCTCACGCAAATACATTGGGTGGTGGATGACTACATCGAATCAGATAGCCTAGCCCAAGTGTTTGGGGACCCAGGCGGGGGCAAGAGCTTTGTGTCGATCGACATAGCCTGCTGCATTGCCACTGGCAAGCCATGGCATGGGCACCAAGTACAGCAAGGGGCGGTGTTCTACATTGCCGGTGAAGGCCATAACGGGTTGGCCAGGCGGTTCAAAGCGTGGGAGCTGGGTAACAGCACTAGCCTGGCCGGCGCACCGTTATACAAAAGCCACCGAGCTGCACAGCTGTACGACAGCACTGAGGCGGCCATTGTGGCTGAGTCAGTCAAGCAGCTCTCAGCTGAAGCAGGGTGCATCCCATCCATGATCATCATCGACACCGTGGCCAGAAACATGGGCGGCGATGAGAACAGCACCCAAGACATGAATGCCTTTATCCAGCACCTAGACACCTACTTGCGCCAACCATGGAAGTGCTGCGTCTTAGTGGTCCACCACAGTGGCGCCATGGACAAAGAGCGTTCTAGAGGCTCTACGGCTCTTAGAGGGGCGCTGGACGCGGAGTACAAAGTGGCGCTGGACTCAGGCACCAAAACCATCCAGTTTGAGTCCAGAAAGATGAAAGATGCCGAGATGCCAGCGGCCAAAAACTTTCAGATCACCCAAGTTGATCTGCCCATCTTGGACAAGCATAACCTACCAGTGAAAGGTGCCTACCTTGTCGGCGTAGACATCAGCGGTTTGGTTAGCCAGGTGCAAAAGAAAACCTACCTCTCACCAAACCAAAAGCTGGTTATGGAGTGCTTGGTGCTGATCGAAGTCAAGCGCGAGCAAGATAACTTGAGCTATCCAGTGCAGTACGATGAGTGGCGAGAGAGCGCCAAAGAGCATGGGGTGAAGAACAATAGATTTTGGGAAGTAGTCAAAAGTATGATTGCCAAGGGCATGGTGGTAGAGGCTGATGGGGGGTATCGGAGTCATCCAGACCATCCGAAAGCATCCGAAGTCATCCGAATCGGATGAACAAGGATGCATCCGAAACATCATCCGAATCATCCGAAGTCATCCGAAACCATCCGGATTCCCACCCCGCCAATCATCCGAATCCTTCCTCCTGTGTCTATAGACACAGGAAGGATCGGATGGCGGATGGGCCGGATAGGATCGGAAGGACGGGGAAGTGGGAAAGACGGGAAAGGGGGGATTGAATGATTGAAATTAGGGTGCCGATTAAGATTGTGTCGGTTGCGAACTTAAGGTTGCATTGGGCTGTAAAGGCCAAATTGGCCAAAAGTCACAGGTCTAAAGCGTTCAACGCATTGGCGTCGGTTGCAGCACCACCAGCTCCACCATGCACGCTGGTGTTGACCAGAGTGGCGCCTAGAGCGTTGGATGGGGATAACCTACAGTCAGCTTTTAAAGCGGTGAGGGATGGGGTGGCTGATTGGCTTGGCGTTGACGATGGCCACAAAGGTTTGGATTGGCAATACAGTCAGCGCAAAGATGGTCCCAAAGTCTATGCGGTTGAAATTGAAGTGATAGCATGACGGCGCTGGTATCAGTTGCCGCCAGCTTTTGGGGGAAAGCGGTTGTCGTGAGTACCCCGTTTTTTTGGTGGGGAAGCTGGGTAAATGTCGCTGGGGGCGATTCTCGGCGACAATTTTCCCAATTACGCGCGCGCGCACGGGGCAGGCATGAAAACATTGGCAGAAAAAACAACCAAAAGCGGCGCCATCATGGGCAGGCCGGTGGAGTTTCCCATCGAAAGCCCAGTTTGGCAGCAGATCATTGATGAAGTGGCTGGCGGCAAAAGTTTGTCTGGCGCTTTGCGTTTGGAAGGAATGCCAAGCTATGGCTTGGCCAAGCTAATGATCCGAACTAACCCAGAGTACAAAGAAGCTTACGAAAAGGCCGTAGAAGACCGCGCAGATCGTTTGGCAGAGGAGATTGTCGAACTGGCTGATTCAGAACCTCCAGAGGGCTTAGAAGGCACTGCAATGAGCGCCTGGGTGAATCAGAAACGCCTGCAGGTTGATGCACGCAAATGGGTGGCCAGCAAGCTTAAGCCACGCACATATGGTGACCGGCTCGACGTCAGCGTCAGCGATAACCGGATCAGCGTTATTCAGGCGTTGGAGCAGGCGCAAGCAAGGGTGCAAATTGGTATGGCCAAGGTGGACGACATTACCGACGTAGAGCCAAAGTAGCATGTGCATATCTTTCAACGCTAACCTGTTGATTCATATACATACTTACAGAATGCTGACAATATCCATTTTACACGATGTCCATTATGTTAAGTCGATTGTGGATAACTCATAGGAATATGCCCAGCAAATAAGCAGATTGGACTTGTCCACAGGCCAATGTGTTTAACCTTGGCTTGATAACGCTCTTAGCTTGTGGATAACTTTCCGCCTGCGCTGGCTTATGCCCCGCTGCCGTGTGGCCGGCGCCGGTGCCCCTGCCTGCCCGCCAGCTGGCCCGACGGGGGGGGGGAGGGTCCGGCGCGAAAGGGCACAAGAACGGGTGCCCCCGCACACAATTTTTTATTTTTTTAATGTATATTCACTCTGCTGGCGCATAGTACCCGAGCCATACACAGCTCCTTCTGTTTTAATTCGGAACTCCCTGCGCTGGCATTTATTTGGTATATTCAGCCCATCAAAACGGGGGGTTTATGGCCACAAACAAACTGGCGCCTACGGGTCAAAATATATTGGGTTCGATGCTTGGTTATATGCAAGACCCAAACCGGACGCAGCAGATGCAAGGTCTTGGCCGATCAATAAGTGGTGGTTTAAAAAATTTGCAACAATCCCAACAACGCTGGCGCGAATTGAGTGATCGTGCATTTGGTGACAAAAAGAATCCGGCAAAAATTACTGATCAGGCGGCATTTAAAGAATTGACAGAGATGACCATGGGTGGCCCTATGTCGTTTGCACCGATGGGTATGACCAAGTTGGTCAAGCCTGGGGTGGAAAAACTGCAAGACATTATTCAGCAGTATGAGAAATTAAGCAGCAAGGATAAAGAGCTGGCCGACTTGGCTTTTACTGGTGAAGTTACTGGCGCTGCGGTGCCGAGGTCTGAGGTTAAAAAAATCCTCAAAGGCAATCCGGACATAGCAAAATCAATATTGAACAATCCGGCTTTTAAGATTAACGGGTATGTGCCTAAGTCGGTGATTGATGATGCGTTGTCTACGCGCACAAGGATGAAGGGTGAGGCGCCGACGACACCAGGGGCCAAGGCGAGTGAGGCTGAGTGGAAGGCTTGGGGCGAGAAGCACGGGGTGAATATGACGGTGACTGAGCCTAAGTCGCTGGGCATTACTGATTTGACTACCAAGCGCGAGATTCGCATACCTGGTGGTTTGGAGGGCAAGTTTACGGTGCCGGACATGTTCTGGATGAAGGCCAACAACATTGACCCAGCTGCGCTGCCTAAAGAGGTGCATGACAAGTTGATGCAGAAGTTGATCAGGACGCATGAGGTGGCCAATCCGGATCAGGTGGACATGTTTAACCGGTTGAGTTTTGCCCAGTTGTCGCCTAATGCGCCGTTGACGCCCAATGAGTTTTTGGCGCAGCGGTTGAGGTTGACGAATATGGATGAATTGCAGGCATTGGCTGGTAGGGTTGGCGAGCCTGGTTTGTCTGTCACGGCGCAAGGCCAGACGGGAGTGCAGGCAGCTGGCCGAGGTGGCATGGGAGTGTTGGGCACGGCTGATTTGAAGAATCAGGCGATGTTGGCCAAGTTGATTTTGGACAAGCCTGAGATGTTTCAGATTGCGCCTGGTGAGACTATGCGCGATGTGACGTTGAGGGTGATGAATCAGGTGCCTGGTTTGGGCCCCAAGACCGCGTCGCTTGGTACGCCTTGGTTGGACTTGAACCGTGCGAATACGTCAGCTGTTGATTTGCACATGATCCGGCACTCGTATGAGAGGATGCTGGATGACCCGATTGTGGGGGAAGCATTTAGAACGCGCATGGCTGGCAAGTTGGGAGTGGAGCCAACCAAGGAAGCTATTTTGGGAGTGCCGACCAAGAAGGTTGAAAAGGCTGCCATTGACGTGATTGGTGGATCGTCGCTGTCGAAGATGTACCGCACCAAAACTGGTGAATTGAATGAAATACCTGGAGTGGCCACGCCCGAAAAGTTGGCGTTTGAGCCCAAGCAGCTGCAAGACTTCAACCCGTTTTACAAGCGAGTGGTTGACTACGTTGATGAGTCTAGGGGCGCAAACCCAGCAATTGAGTTGTTCCCAGAGCAGTGGCGCAAATGGGATGTTTACCGCCAACGGTTGGAGCCCCATGAGTTTGCCCATCCAGACTACAGGTTGTTGCCCAAGCAGTCATGGCAAGAAATGCGCGATGCGCTGGCCGCACACAAGCAGGCAGGGTACACCGGCACCAAGCCGGTGATGAAGGAAGGTGATTGGCGAGAGCTTTACTATGGTGCCGCCACTCCCGCTGCAATGCTTGGCACTGCAGGTCTTGCTGGTGGTGCAATTGCTGCGCGAAACATGTTGGCGCCACAACCGGCGCCAGAGCAGCCAACCAATTACCTGGCTGCGCCGTAACAAATGCAAACCACCATATACAAGTCTGAAGAAGAACAAAAGCTGATGGTTGAGCTTTGGTCACCGGCCATTGCTGATGATCCAGAAGCTTTTGTGCTGTTTGCTTTCCCTTGGGGCCAAAGGAATACGCCGCTAGAGAAATTCAGTGGCCCACGCAAATGGCAGCGCGAAGTGTTGCGAGACATTACCGCGCACATCAAGAAGCAAAAGGGTTTGATTGACTATGACACCATCCGCATGGCCGTGTCATCTGGTCGAGGCATTGGCAAGTCTGCTTTGGTGTCCTGGTTGATTTTGTGGATGTTGACCACCCGCATTGGTGGCAGTGTGGTTGTCTCAGCCAACAGCGAGAACCAGCTGCGCTCAGTTACTTGGGCCGAGTTGACAAAGTGGGCAGCCATGTTGATTAACTCCCACTGGTGGGAGATCTCGGCCACCAAACTGGTGCCCGCGCAGTGGTTAACCGAGCTGGTTGAGCGTGATTTACGCAAAGGCACCCGCTATTGGGCCTGCGAGGGCAAGCTTTGGAGTGCTGAGAACCCCGATTCTTACGCTGGTGTGCACAACCAAGACGGCATGATGCTGATATTTGACGAATCCAGCGGTATCCCCAACCCTATTTGGGAAGTTGGCGCTGGCTTTTTTACTGAAAACACGCCCGACAGGTACTGGTTTGCATTTTCCAACCCACGGCGCAACGAAGGCTACTTTTTTGAGTGTTTTCACGCCAAACGGGACTTTTGGACGTCAAAAATTGTCGATGCCAGGACGGTGGAAGACACCGACAAGTCGATTTATGAGCAGATCATTGCTGAATATGGCGAGGACTCAGCCCAAGCCAAGGTCGAGGTGTATGGCGAGTTCCCTTCAGCTGGTGAAGACCAGTTTATCAGCCCCGTGATTGTGGATGACGCAATGAAAAGGGCAAGGTATAAGGATTTGACGGCACCGATCATTTTGGGAGTTGACCCTGCCCGCGGTGGTGCAGACTCAACGGTGATTGTGGTGAGACAAGGACGCGACCTGGTGGCCATCAAGCGTTACAAGGGCGAGGACACCATGGAAATTGTGGGCAGGGTGATTGACGCCATTGAAGAATACAAGCCAACCCTGACCGTGATTGATGAAGGTGGTTTGGGGTATGGGATACTTGACCGGCTGACTGAGCAAAGGTACAAGGTCCGAGGTGTGAATTTTGGGAACAAGGCCAAGCACTCGCAGGCATTTGGAAATAAGCGAGCAGAAATGTGGAATGACATGCGTAACTGGTTAAAATCTGCTAGTATCCCCACAGATCGGCAGCTGAAGGCTGATTTTACGGGTCCAACGAAGAAACCAAATTCTTCAGGAACGATATTTTTGGAAGGCAAAAAAGAGATGCGAGCAAGAGGTTTAGCTTCACCAGATGCAGCTGATGCGCTCGCAGTGACGTTTGCTTTTCCCGTGGCGCACAGAGAATACAGGGAGCCTGCAATTAGGCAAGCTTCTCAAAGCGCAGTCTCTACAGGATGGATGGGAGCATGAAAAAGAACGTGTCTCTGTCAGTAGGTCGAGGCGAGAAACTGCCAGTTTCCAAGGGCGCAGGCTTGACGGCCAAAGGCCGCGAGAAGTACAACGCTGCAACAGGTTCTAACCTTAAGCCGCCAGCACCCAACCCTAAGACCAAGGCAGACGAAGGCCGCAAGGCTTCATTTTGTGCAAGAATGGGCGCTGTAGCGGCACATGCCAAAGACGGCGAGCGAGCCAAAGCAGCCCTTAAAAGATGGAAGTGTTGATATGGCTACCAAACCTGGACTTTACGCAAATATCCACGCAAAACAGGCGCGTATCAAAGCGGGCTCTGGCGAGAAAATGAACAAGCCTGGCAGCAAGAATGCGCCAACGGCCAAAGACTTTAAAGAGTCAGCTAAAACTGCGAAGAAAAAATAATGGCAAACACCAAACCCATCGGCGTTGCATACGAAGATCAGAACATCATCGGCGCGGATATTGTCAAAGCCACCAACATTGCCACTACTGGCACAATTGGCTATGCGGTTGGCGCTTACGACGTGGTAACCCAGACCAACAACAAGACCACAGCGGTCACGATTAACACGCCTTCTGGTCAGATCATCACGGCCAATGCTCAAATGGCCCCCAGCGCCAATGCGGTGTTTGTGGTCAATTGCAGCACAGTCAGCACCAAAGACGTGGTGGTAATCAGCGTTGCCTCTGGCGGTACTTTGGGGGCATATAACGTGTTCATTGTGGCCGTTAGCAATGGCTCGTTCACGGTAGAAATTAAAAACGTAACCAACAATGCGTACAGTGAAGCTATTCACTTGAACTACGCCATTTTTCACACGGAGACTTAAATGCCACTCGTTAAGTCCAAAACACCCGAAGCCTTCCGCAAAAACATCAAGGCCGAAGTTGCTGCCGGTAAGCCCGTCAAGCAAGCGGTTGCAATTGCTTACGCTGTTAAGCGCGAAGCAGAAAAGAAGAAAAAATGACAGATTACACAGGCATCGCCGCAGCCGGTGCTGTGGCCAACGGCGGCAAAAAGAAGACTGAATCTGGTATTCTGGCGACCGCCCGCGACCGGCTCAACATG